TCTTATTGTAGTAATATGAGTGGTAGTTTTATAACTAATACTGTTAAGAACATAGTTATGAAGCAACCATACTTTAAAGAAATTATTTTCAATTTTTCAACATTAATACTTGATAAAAAGAAATTAGTTTCTTAAATTATAGGCCCTCTTTGAGGGATTACGCGACTAAAAGAATAGGGTGGGCATTTTATATGTGTATTCCATAGTATATTCCGCCTTTCAAGTGAGCTCACCCTATTCACAACAACAAGGAGAGAAGATGTCAAATATTGATATATCTAAACAAACTGGTGTCGTAAAAGACATATTAGAAAATAAAGAAAAGCATGAAAACGCAGGATTGGAAGTCTTAATTGATGAAACTCCTGATGCTTGGAAATCACCTGAAATTGGTGAACTTGCTGGAGCACTTGCAAAAGCACAATCAGAAATGGAAGGTGCAAAGAAAGAAAGCACAAATCCATTCTTTAAGTCTAGTTATGCAGACTTACATGCAGTAATTAAATCATCGTTTCCATATTTAAGTAAACATGGTTTATCTATTACTCAAGGTAATGAGCCTATTAAAGGCGCAGTATGTGTAACTACAACACTAATGCATTCATCAGGTCAATGGATTAGATCAAAAGTTAAACTACCACTTGCAAAAGTTGACGCACAAGGTGTAGGTTCAGCGATTACATATGGTAGAAGATATGGTTTATCATCAATGGTAGGTATTGCACAGTATGATGATGATGCTAACTCAATTCGTAAATAAAGGAGAAGAAATGCGAACAATTACAGTTAAAAAACAAACTGGTGGTGGTAAGTTTTCACCAGGATGGAAAGAAGTAGAGATAACAAAAGCTGCATATGGTGACTTTAATGGTACCAAATACATCGATTGTTTCTTTAATGACTATCCAGACTCACTTAACCTAAGAATATACGAGAAAAAGGGCAAAGATGGCGAAGAATTTGCTATAGGTAGATTATTCAGATTTGCTAATGCTGGTATAACTGAAGTATTAAGTGGTCCTGATGGCGATAATGTAGTAAAAATTGACGATAGTGCTGCAAGTCTTGTTGGTAAAAAGGTAAATGTTTACTTTTATAAAGATGGTAAATACAGTAGAGTATTATCATCTGTTGCTCCAACAGTATTTGAAAATCAATTAGAAACATTTTCTGATGATGATGTTACTTATTGGAAAGGCGCTGCAGAGAATTATTTTCATAAGTTTGTAGCTACTAAGTTACAAAATGAAAATACCTCCGAGAGTACAACTAGTGATGATGATGAAATTCCATTCTAGTTGATTGTTGTTAACTAATATAGAGAGCCAATAACTGGTCCTGTAAGTCCTGTAACAATTTTATAGGCAAAGGAATATGTGAGGCTCTCTATATAAAAGATTTTGGTAACAGTATAAAAACTCCCTAAATAGCACTCAGTTTGCTATTTGACATTTCAAAAGTTCTATTCCATTAGAACTCCTATATTTGAGTTTATATCATATGTTGAACATTGCCTGGCTGGAAGTTGCAGGAGTTACCAAAAATTTAAGGAGAAAATATGGCAGGATTAGCGAAACTTGGAGATAAGCAAAGATCTGTTGCAGGTGCGAAAAAAACTAATAATAAAAAGAAACAACAGAGTAGGGCTGAATCTTATCACGAAAAGGTAGCAAGGTTAAAAAAAGAATTACCTTGGCCTTATAATATGTTAATAGAATAGGGGAGACTATGATAAAAGAATTTGCGTTCGGATTATCGAACAGATGTCACTTTCAAGAAGCTTCTAAAGCAAGCGAATGGATGGGACTAGATAGAGATACTTTTATATCTTTATATGATTATGATGAAGATGTTCAAAAGTATGTACAAAAAAAAGGTAAATTAGCAGGATATACAGGATTGATATATATGCCTGATGAATTTATATTAGATGTAGATGGCACAAATACCTTAAATGCAAGAGATAAACTGTTAGGGCTATACGTTATACTAGAAGATATGAATCTTGCTTATAATACGTATTTTAGTGGCACAGGATTTCATGTGGGTATACACTCATCTGCATTTAGATGGAAACCATGCGAAGATTTACATATGAAAGTTAAGAAAGAGTTAACTAGTAAAGGTATATTTGAGTATGCAGATCCATCAGTTACAGATAAAACAAGAATTATAAGGTTGTTAAATACTAAAAATAGTAAATCTAACTTATATAAAGTTCAGATTGATCCTATAATAAATGTATTAGATAAAGATGATAATGAGTTCTTAGCAGAGTTAGAATCTTATGCTAAACAACCACAAAAAGTATTAAATGATGACATTGAATGTAATGTTGTCTTTGATGTATTAGGAGCAAGTCAACAGCCTTCGCACGCTAACGACACCAATAAGTTGACTGAGGAGCCTGTCTCCTCTAAAGGTAGACAACCAGACCCAATGAATTATCCATGTATACAAAGAATGTTATATGGTAGTGTTATTGGTAGCAGACATATGGTAGCACTTAGATTATCAGCATGGATGAGATGGTTATACCCAGAGGAAACAGTTAGACTGATTATGAATGATTGGAGAGAAAGAGTAGATAGTAAAGAAAAGCCATTTACTCAAAAAGAATTAGATGCAATCATTGATAATTGTTACGAAGGACACGATGGTAATGGTTATAGGTATGGATGTAATGATGTACTTATGGATAAGCATTGCCAAAATACATGTAGATTATTTAAATCTAAGAAATCTCAAAATACTATGGATGCTGAATCTATGGAGAAAGAAATGATTGAGTTTTATAAAAGAGATTTAAATCCTATAAACTTTAAAGAAGCCTATGGATGTGATTTTCCTATATATCCAGGCGAAGTTGTAATACTACAGGCTCCTCCCGCTTCTATGAAGACAATGTTTCTACAAAATATGATGGTTGCATTTAAAAGACCAACATACTTTATAGAAATGGAGATGTCACCTAGACAAATATGGTCTAGATTTGCTATGATTGAAACTGGTATGTCAGAAGAAGAATTAGCAGAACACTATAGAAAGTATAACAATGGTATTAGTCAAAAGTTTGATTGGCTAACTGTAGATTTTGGATCTCTATATACGCATGAATTAGAGAAAAGAATTGCTACCCTACCTGTTAAGCCAGAAATAGTAGTTGTTGACCATATGGGGCTATTTAGGAGCAAAAAGAACGATCACAACATGAAAGTTGAGGAAGCTAGCCAAGCATTAATGGAACTTGCAGTAAAACATAATGTAATTGTGTTCACTGTTAGTGAAATTAGTAAACAGGCTATGGTAGAAGGTATGAATATAGCATCATCTAGAGGTTCATTTAGAGTTGCTTATAATGCAAATAAGATACTATCTCTTAAACCATATAAGAATAAAGAGACAGGTGAAATACAAATGTTGCAGCTTGTAAGTGACAAGAACAGAGAAAAAGAATCAATGAATATTAAATTAGGATTTGATAACTTAAGAATGGTTCCATATGAGGGCTAGTGAATTTGTACACTTTATGAATAGAACAGACATAGGTTTAGGACAAAATCCTAAAGAACGTGATTATACTCACTATACACCTAGAATGTACGCTAAAAGATGTAGATATGAGTACCAAAAAATGTTAAGAGAAAACAAAAAGGAGAGTAAAAATGGCTAAAAAAGAGCAGACAGATAAAATAGATGCAGCTAAAGAACAAATAAATGATTTAGAAGCGCAGATACAGCATTTGACTAATCAAAAAAATCAGTTAGAAATTGCATTCTATAAATGTATAGGTGCATTAGAAGTCCTTGAATCAATGAAGGAGAAATAATGTACTATAATACTAATAACGAAACAGGAGATGTACTTAAAAGAAGTATAGAATCATCTAATAAACAAGAAGAAGTTATAATGGCTATATTTAATCATTATAAAAGAAACTTAAGTCCTGATGAAATACAAGGCATATTAGTTGATAATTCAGAAACTACATATCCTATTACTAGCATTAGAAGAGCTATGACTAACTTAACTAATGATGGTAAACTTAAGAAAACAAACATAATGAGAAAAGGTGTATGGGGTAAAATGACTCATACATGGAAACTAATTTAAGAACGATAGTTCGTTCGGCCCCTTCAGATCTCCTGTATTACTCATTCTGAGGGGGCATTCTTTAAAGGAGGCAATATGATAGAAGATTTATTGAAACTAAAAAAACAGATTGATTGTATGATAGAAACATACAAAGACTTACATCCAGATAGTTATGAAATAACTGGTGCTGGTCAATACAGAGATCTTGATGGTGAAGAAATAGAAAAAAGAAATGCTTTAAAAAAAATAAGGGAGGGAGAATATGAAAGCGCGTTCCGCAAAAAACAAAGGCAGAAAACTGCAGAACTTAGTGAGGGACCGCCTTCGCTCTGTGTCTACGGGGATTCTTGAGACGAATGATATAGAATCTCAGGTCATGGGAATAAGTGGTGAAGACATTGTCTTGTCACCAGCAGCAAAAAAAGTAATACAATACAGTTTTGAGTGTAAGAATCAAGAAAGATTAAATTTATGGGGGTCACTAGAACAAGCAGATGGTAATAGTGATGATAGACAGCCTGTATTAGTATTCAAACGTAACAGATCAAAGATATACGTAGCTATAGAGTTTGATCATTTTATTGAACTATTAGAGAAGGAGATAAATGCTATACGGAAATGAGTTAATTGGATTATATGTAGATAAAAATGAAGGATATTATTATAGCTTAAATATACTAATGTTTTGTTTTACTTTGTCTGGAAATGAATTGTCTGGACACGGAATATCAATTCAATTATTTAATATAAACCTTAGTTTTTATATAAGGTTAGGCTGGTAATTTGTTGCCTAGGGGTGGAGATTCTTTCCCTTTCTGTTCTCCACCCTTTTCCCTAATTGCCCATTCTCTCCAAATCATCCATTAGTCTTTGTAGTTTTATTTGATTTTTTAATCTATCATTAGATTTACTAGGCTTAGTAGTTTTCTTATATAAATAAGCCCCAGAACCTTTAACTCTCTTTGTTTTAAGCCCAAGAAACTCTTTAGTTTTAGTATTAAGATACCTTGTTTCAGGAGTAGGATAAGCAGAGAAAATCATAGGTAATATATCTGTTAATAATGTACCTCTATTAAAGCTAGGCGCTAATTTATTAGCTCCAAAACCTACTGCTGTACCAAGTCTGTTCCAATAAGCTCTTTGTTTAGCATCTGCTCCTTGAGATTCTAAATACTTATCATAACCAAATGCCATTCTAGCTATATCACTATCAGGCATATTAATTAAACCCATAGCCATCATACCAAAAAATAAATCATCTACTATTGGACCAGTAAAATCTGAAGCAATACCATAATAACCTTTAGCATTATCTTTTATAGAACCATCTGGATTTAATTCATCAGGATCAGGACCTTGTATATTTCTAAATAAGTTTTGTATTTTTTTAATTAAATCATTTTCAAAAATATTAAAGAAATTAGCATTAAAACCTACAGAAAGTAATCCTATAAATGAAGTAATTGCAGCTTGATTAGCTAAATATCTAGCTTCAGGTGATCCTCTAAAACTTTTTGACATTAAACCATAAACAGTTCCTTCTAACATTTTATATTGCATGTCCATAAAAAACATAGGATAATGTAAAAGTCCTGTCCCAAGTGAAGTTACTGCTGTTGCTCCAACTTCAAGTTTGTTTAATAATTTTTTATTAATATCTACTTTACCAGGATGTCCAGTTAATAATCTAGATTTAGCATGAAGAGCATACTCACCAGCAAATCTATTAACAGCAAATAAAGCTACATTAGCAGCATCTTTAACTATTTTATTAGACATTGGATTTTTAATATTAATATTATTTCCTTGATGTTTTTCCCAATATTCAGGATTCATTTTATATGTGTTTAAAGCATCTACAAAAGCATGATTAAACATTTTTTTTCTTGTAAAGTTTTCACCTTTTTGATGAAAAAATAATAAAGCATTAGGGGTTTTATTTATTGCTTTTCCAAGTAAATTTGAACCAGGTATATTCTCTTTTAAAAAGTCTATCATAGGATAAAATCCTTCATCTCTACTTTTCATTACTTCGATTTGACCTGTTTGATCATTATATTTAAAATCTAATTTTTCAGAACCTTCTTTACTTAAAATACCCTCAGCATATAACTCTTGTCCTATATCTCCAAATGTAAACCCTTGTATTTTACCTACTGCTTCTGTTAGCTCTTTATATGATATAGTGCTATCTCCAGATATAATTTCTCCAGACTTTAATAAATTTGTTGTTTGTTTAAGTTTGCTACGACCAAGTGATGTAAAGAAAAATTGAGCAGAAGCAACGTTTCTAATAGCACCAGTAACTCCAAGACCCATAGCTTTTACTGTTTCAAATAATCTAACGTTTCTAATTGTTGTATTTAACCATTCAGGTCTATTTTGAAGTCCTTTTGTTGCAATAGTAAATTCACTTTCAGCCCAATTTGATAATCCTTTTATATATTTAGCATCTATTTTATGATTAGATAAAACTTTCATTACTCTTTGATATTCTCTAGCTGTTGTATTTAATTTATTAAACTGTATTGCTTGAGAGCCATATTGTTCTAATATAAAAAATGGATTTTCTGAATATCTTCTTTCAAGAAGAGAGTTTTGCGCTTTAACATTAGAAGGCATATTTGTTTTAATCATGTCACTTAAATCTTCTGCTATTATTTTAGTTTGAGCATCTATTACGCCTGGACTAGTTTGAGCATAAAGTTCATTAACTTTACCTTTTAATTTTATAGCATCATTTAACATTATTTGAGGATAATAACCACCTTCTTTTATACCTTTTTCAATTCTTTCTATTGCTGCATCTATATTTTTATCAAATGCTCTTAATGTTTTATTAGTAGTAATTGCTGCAAATTTAGATTTAGTATATTCTTCATTTGTATTTTTTAACCATACAGCTTCTCTTAATGCTCTTAAGCCCTGAACATTTACTTTACCCATTTTATTTAAATATTTTCTAGCAGTTTCAACAGCTTCAATAACATGAGGATTATATTGTTTACCTATTCTATCTCCCTCTAAAGCTTTGCCATACTTAATACCTGAAACACCCTCTTTTTTAGCCTTTTTAAATTCTGCTGGATTTAATGTTATCAATGTATTAAAGTCTCTTATTAAGCTACCGTCTTGGCTTTTAATAAGCTCAGATACTTTAGATTGTACTTCAAAAATAAATTCAGGATTATCTGAATATCTAAGTTTGTTTTCATATTTTTTTAATTTTGTAATAAATTTAGGATCTTGGCCAAACCAACCTTTATCAATACCTTCTTCAATAAATGCTTTTCTTATATTTTCATAAACAGCTGTCATTGAATTACCCTGTTCAAGAAGAGCGTTTCTTTCAAAGTTCTTCATTCTATCTAAGTTTTGATAAAATCTTTTTGTAACAGGAGTTTTAACAGATATAGCAGATGGTATTTTATAAATAGCTTCCATTCTACCTAAAGGCGTACTCATATCTTTGCTATGTTTTTTTAACTGAAGTTCAAATCTTCTTTTTTGACCATCTGTTAATATAAATGCATCATCAAGAACAAGAGATTCATCTTGCATTTTTAAAATCTCTTCCATTGCTTTAGAAGCAAGACTATTTTCATTTATATCATTTACTTTACCATACATATCAGTAATAGTTTTATTAGAATTAAATGCATCTTTCATTGCATCAAGTCTTGTTTGATTTTCTATTACTTCCTTAGTAAGTTGTATACCATTACAATCTGTAGACATCTAACATCCATTTCCAGGTTTACGTTTATTAACATAAAACTTATATTTTCTATTTTTCAACCCTGCTTTTTCATAAACGCCTGATTCAAAGTTTTCTGGTACAAATGAATTTCTCATACCAGGATCATAAAATCCATATCTTGAAAACATTGCATCTATAAAGTTAACAGTTCTCCCATGTTCTAATACATCTGAAAGCGTATTATTAGCAGATAATTTATATGTATTAGTTAAATCTTGCAAATACTCATTTGAAGGAGCTGAACCATTTATAATATCTACTCTTAGATTTTTAATTTTAAAATATCCTTCTAATCTTGAAGGCATGTCATCTCCTTTAATAACACCTTTATCGCTTAAAAATTTATAAACAGCACTTTGTAGCCTAGGGTTTGAATAACTATAAGGTAAATCTTGAATAGGACCCCCTATATAAGCACCAGGAACAAGTCTTGGTTTTAATAATAATAATGTTAAGTCCACACCAGGTTCACCATCTTCAAATTTTAATTCACCATTATCATCAATTGCTTTGTGTTTTTTATAAAATTCTTCTAGTTTTACTTGATCACCAAAAGAAGAATAATTATAAGCTTCTCTTTTTTCTTGAGGATTAGCTTTTGCATACTTTCTAGCAAATGAATAGTTATCATTAATTTGATTTATAACTCTAGCTAAATCATCATAAAGCACTTCTTTTTCTCTTGTTGTTTTAGCAATATTATCAACAACAAGTAAATCATTTATTGTTTGGAATGATGCTGCATTATGTACAGATTCATTAGATCCAAGATAAGTTCTAACTAAAGGTTTCTTTAATTCAATATATGTATAACCAGAATCCATATTATAAGTTTTAGTTATCTTAGGATTAAAAGAACCTACAAAATCTAATTGAGAAAAATCTTGAGACAATATATCATTAGGAGCTATCTTGCCTTTAAATCTGTAAACATTTACTGTTTTTCCAACAAACTGTTGTTTTCTTGGTGTTTTATTAAAGAATATATTAGCATCACCATCTTTCTTTACTAACCCTTTATATGCTAATTTCTCTAATATTTGCATACCAGACTCAATATCTCTTAATCTTGAAGCTAATATTTTATGCTCATATTCATTTATCTTATATTGAGAACCTTCCATTTGTCCTATTTCTTTAGTTAGACTTGAAGCTTCTTTATTTAATAAATGATACACTGCTGATCTCATATTAATGTTTTCAAAAGATACGTCTTTACCAAATTGTCTAGAATCTATAGTTTTTATATCAAATATATCATCAGCTTTTTCTTCTGAGAAGAATGTTTTAACAGGATCAGAATCAGGATATAATGCTTTATACATAGCTAAACTATTTAATAAACCATTTTTTCTACTAGTTAATAAAGGTATATCTATTCCAAACTTTTCAGTGTTTATATCACCATAAAAATCACTATCTTTTAATATTTGATTCTTGTATAATCTTTGAAGAGCATAACCCCCATTGTCAAAATCTATAGCTTTTTCTACTCCTTTTGCACTATAAAAATCAGGGCTAACTAAATTACCTACATTTTTAAAACTAATAATTGAATTTACAATTTTTTGTGGCTTACCATAAAAGAATCTTTCAATCTTTTCATTATCTAATACAAAATCTGCATCTCTTCCTGTTGTATAGAAAGTTTTCATTATTTGCTGCATCATGGCCTTATTGCCTGAAAATTGCTTAATTAACTGCTCAGCTATATATTGGTTAGGACTTCTTAAAAAGTTCTGTAAATCACTGTATATTGTGCCTATATACCAATCTGTAGGTGTAAATTGACCACCTTCATTGAAAGGATCTGTTAATACCGCTTTAGGTTTAGTTAATGTTCTTAGTATTGTTTTAACTATTGCTTGATTAAACAAAGATTCTGTAGAGTTAGATACTCCTACAGTTTTAAATTTACTTTTGTTTGTTAACACACCTTCAAGGTTAATTCCAACTTTTGCTAAGTTTGCAATAGCCTGTTCACTAACATCGCCAAATAATGTAGCTCTAGTTAAATCATCTGTAATATCTGTTCTTTTATTATAATCTACAGCATTTTGATTTATATGAGCTTTAGCTATTTCATTTTGCGCTTCAGGACTTTCAAGCCCTTTGTTAATCATATCAATTGATTCTGTATTTAAAAATGAAACTGTTTCATCACCTAATTTTAAATCTATACCTATATTAGAAGCCCAATTTAATGTGTTTTTTAAAGATATAGTTTCACCTATAACAAACTGATTTGTATTAATATTATTTTTAAGAGATGTAAACCCTACATCATTACTTATATTTCCAAATTTACCATCAGAATCCATGCCAAATATATTAGATTCAAAATTATATCTAGGAGCTTGTATATAATCTTTTACAACACCAGAATATTTAATTGATTGATTTATAAAATCACTTGGTAATCCAAAATAATGATAACCATGATCACCATCAAAGTCACGTTGATGCATAACTCTTAAATCATAATTATTAATTTGAGTGTGATTACCCATATCAGGAGATAAGAATTTATTTATTCTATTAAATCCAACATCTAAACTTTTCTTTGGTATTGCAATTGTAGCTACTCCAATACCCAGATTATAATTATCTCTTAAACTAAGTATAGAATTAGTTTTTAATGTTTCTATTAAAGGAGCACCTTCACTATTATTTTTAATTTTGTAATTACCATTTAACATGTCTTGTAAAGTTTTTATAGTAAGTACTGTTTGGTCTAAAGATTCATTTTTTATAATCTCAGTAATATATTTTTGCAATCCATTTAAATGAGACATTAACTGTTTATTAGATTGTATACTTGTAGCTTTTAATTCATTACCATCAAATGTAGTAATATATTTTTTATCATTTACAACATCAAATAACTGATCAGTAACTTCCATACCTTGTTTACGAAATCTTATTCTTACATCTCTACCTTCGTAATTAATTATAAAATCAATTTCATCAATACTTCTAATTTGTTTTTGACCAAAATGATAAGGGAGATTAACATCCCCAAATGTAGTTTGTACTCTAGATAAAACAGAAGGGTCATCCCCAAGTTTTTTTACATTTTCTAATGTAGTAAATACACTGCTTTCTAATTCATTTTTTAAATCAGGTATTAAATAAGTATCAGCACCTCTATCTGTTGTATTTCTTCTAATAACATCAAATATTTTATTTTTAAATAAACTAGATACACTTGACTTTACAGCAGGATCATCTGTTCTCATTCCTGCTTTTAATAAATTCATAGCGTACCCATAACTACCATCAGAAAAATCTAAACCTGTTTGATCTTCTATTTCTCTCATTAATGTTAACACAAGTTCAGGTTCTGTAATTTTACTTATATCATATTTTCTTTCAATAAGATTTTTTATATTAGTTTTAAATCCAGAATAATCTCTAAGTTTATCTATGATTGTTTCACTCATAAAATCATTTAAAGAGTTTGATACTAAAACTTTATCCCCTGGCTTAGATTTATGTCCAAGCCCTATAGCAGATAAAGGTATCTCAATAATTCCATCAGTATTACCTGATTTTCTTTGAGCTAAGTTATCATATAAACTAAGCCCTGGTTGAAGTTTAAATACTCCTCTTTCAACATTATTTTCAATATTAAAGAAAGATTTAGCTGCACTTTCACCTATAATTAAATCTACATCTTTTAAGTTAGGTAAATCAGCAAATGTACCAGGAGCATGAAAATATCCTTTTGTAACTAACCCTTTTGTATTTTCTGACATAAATCCTTCACTATATGCTGTATTAGCTTTAAATCCATTAGAATTTATATCTCCAAAAAGATAACCCATAACCTTTCTAACATCTTCATTATTAATAATTACTGCACCATCTATAGAAGAACTATGTAAACTTTCTATAACTTTATTATTTTCTATTTCTTTTTTAAATTGTTCAGCATATTTAGACTTTTGAGGATTACTTTTATCTGCAATAATATCATTTAATTTTTTTAAAACAGTCCCTCTATTAGTTATTAAATCAGATTGACTAAAGTCACCTTTTTCAAAGTTAAGTAAAGGATCCTCATCACCAGTAACTAAAACGTTAAGTTTTCTTCCACCATCATTTAAATCAAATTTAGCAAATGATTCTTTTACTTCATTATCAACATTTTTTAATCTTCTAAGTAAAGTAGTATACTCATCATTTATATAATCATAATTTTTATTAACAGTTTGTTTAGTTTTCTTTAACATATTTTGAGCTAATTCATTAAAGTTTTTTGTTCTGTCTACACTTTTATATGCTTCATCAGAAAAATGTTTATCAAACTCTTTAGGTAAACTACTATCTAAATTCATTAATAACATTTTTATTGCTACATTTTTAGACCCTTTACCTATATTACTAGTAGCATATTCAAAGTTATTTTTAAACTCAATACCTTTTTTCTCTAATATGTTTATTTTATTAGCTTTCCAAGCATCATACCCTTTATTAATTTTATCAATATTATCAGCACTAAGTGGTAATGCTATAGGAGCTGCATCGCTCATATCTAAAACAGCAAACAATCTTTCTTTTTGTTTACCAGTAGTTTCATCCATTAATACAGTACTTATATCTTCAGGATCTGCTCCAAATATTTTTTCTGCTAACTTTTGATCAACATGAACTAATTTACTTAACTCTCTTTCTATTTTATCTTTTGAAAAGTTTTGTGAATTAATAGTAGTTTTTCTACCATTAAATACAATGCTTTCATTTATTTGAACCACATCTAAATCTAATGATTTCATAAGTGGTGAATTAATTCCTGCAAGTGTTCTTCTACCAGGAACGTTATCTTCTACTACTATAGAGTTTTCTTTTATAGTAAATGTTGTTATTGGCTCATCTAATGAACTTATATATCTTAATAAATTACCTGCATTATCTCTAAATGCATTTATTTCAGCATCTACATTTTCAGCTGTGTATTTTTTATTAATGCTGTTAATTACGTAATTTTCGAAGTTTTCTGCTTTAGTGTCTCTAATAGCATCAAGAACAGTTTTTCTTTGTGTATCAGTTAAATTAAAGCCTCCATTGTCAAATATAACATCTTTTTGATCTTGAGAAAAATTATCTCTAACATATTTCTTCATTTCATGATCATATATTTTTAAAGATTCAACAGTTAATCCTACAAAATCAGGATCAATTTTATTAGGATTATCTACATCTGTTAAACCAAATCTTCTTAATACATTAATAGGAGAATCATTTGCTCCATGAGCAGCATTTTTCTTTACTAATGCTTTCATATCAGATATAGCTTCATCTAAATCTGAAGAATACCTATTAATAGTTTTTTCACTCATAGCTATTTGAGCATGTTTTTCTAGTATGTTATTTAAATCATACATGCTTCTGCTATTTTTGTAATCATTAATAAGTTCTTGTAAAGTAACTGTATTATAATCAGTTTGATTTAAAGCTAATGCTAATTCTTTTTGTATATTATCATATGTCATTAATGCTCTACCTTGAGTAGTAGGATTATTAGCCATAGATATAAAATTAGTTAAACTTCTTTGTATTTTCTTATTTAAGTTATACTCATAATTTATAATTCTTTCTGAAATGTTACCTATATCCTCTACTATAGGACTATTAGATAACTCCATAAATTCATTTCTTTTATAAGTTTCTGATACCATATCAACATTAGTTCTTAATTCTGTAATTAAATCATTAAGCTCAGGGTTGCCAGTTATTTTATTTTGAATGCTTTCAATTAAATTATCTACTGTTTCATGAAATTTCTTTACAATACCAGGCTCAGCAGTAACACCCTGATCTCTTAAACTTAATGCTGTTTGAGTAAATGTATTTATAGTTTCTATTATAGCACCAGCATTATCTCTCAAATCATTAATCTTAGGATCTATATCAGATAATGATTCTTTAGCATCTTCTAATTTTGCTAAAACTTTATCGACATTACCTTCAAATGTCATTTCATATAAATAATTAATGTTATCTATATTTGTTATAGGTAATTCTTCTGCAGGTAAATCTAATCCTTCATTTATAGATTTGTTTCTAATTAGTTTATCATAAACTTTTTTATATCTTTCTAAAGCAGGAGTTATTTCAAGTTCAGTATAACCTTGATTTTTTAATGCTTGCATAAGAGTTTGTGGAGTTAATATACTCTTATCTGCTAAATCAAATACACCTATGTCTTTTGCAGCAGTAATTAATGCTAATGATTCTTCATTAAATTTTTGACCTTCTAAAGTTCTTTGTAATACATAATCAGTTAACTTTTGTTGAAATGATTCATTATTATAAAGTCCTCTAGGTAAAATAAGTTTTAACTTAGTATATGAGTTTATAAATTGATCTGCTTCAGACTTAGTTAAAGTATTTGAAAATTCTGCTGGAGCAGTCTTTTGAGTATTACCAGCACTCATAAAATCAAATATACTATTTAATTGAATTTGTAATTTAGCTAAGTTTTGATCTTCAGCATTTTTACTATTACCTTGTAGCTTATCATAAACTTGAGCGTCATCTGGTACTACTTTTGGAGCATATTTTACCATTTTACCAACATGTACACCATCACCATAATCTTTAGTATAATCTGAATTAACAGAGAAAAATCTTTTAGCTAAATCTACAAATGTCATTTCTTCATTAGTTAAACCCTCTTCAGCTTTACCTTTACTATTTGCTAACCTATATCCTAATGATAGATTTTCTGACATTCTACCTTCTATTATAGTTCTAAAATATTTGTTCATACCTAAAAAGTTTTCTACTCTTAATGCAGAATTATCTCCATGAACATTTTTTACTATTTTAGCCATATAACTTTCAGCTACATCATCTACTACTTTAGCTATATTTATTTTATTTGGAAATTCTTTTACTGTAATCTTCTTATCTTTACCTGAACCTGATTCAACAAAAGTTATAGGTACACTTTCTTTTTTAGCCTTTGCAATACCTAAATCTTGAAATACATCAATAACATTATATAACTCTATTAAAGTATTATGATAATCACCATTTAATGTAAAATCTATATCTCCTGGTATATTTAAAGGACTAAACTCTAACTCTCCAGTAAAGAATACATTACCTTCATCATCTGATGATTTTTTAACATCTATTGGTAAATTAGTTTTTTCTGCAATTTCATCAATCATTCTTAGATAATACATCTTATTAGCTTCACCAAGCTCTCTCATTGTAGTCTCATAAAAACTACCAAGAGGCATATCAACAAGTCTGTCATTACCTACTTTTAATGATGCTAATCCATCATATATTTCTTGTATACGTTTAGCAGGTAAGTTTTTAACATTAATATCCATTAGTTTTTCTGCATCAAAAATGTTATTACTTTCCATAGCTACTGATAAATCTACTGCTTCTTGTACTTTTTTGTATACATTGTAAGGTAGAGTATCATATGTATCATCACCTTCTTTTAAATGTGAATTAATAACTTTATCTTTAGGATTAACAACATCTTTAATAGCTTGACCAATAGCAGTTTGTCCTGTTGTTAAAGAAATTAAATCTTTAAAATCTCTATCGCTACTATATACATCAAGTAAAGATTCTAAATTTTTAGTGTCCATATTTAAGTAATTAAAGGTATTTTGATATTTACTAAAATCTTTTGCCCATTGTGTAGGTTCTGTATCTCTACCCCACAAACCTCTACTTTTAGTCATAAATGCACCTATGGCCATATGTTGTATTAATTCAGGCATAGTTAAACCTTCTAACCTATTACCCATAAACATATCAATATTCATTACCATAGAACCTGTTACCATTCTTGGAATAGAATACATAAAATCTCTTAAATAACCTTTTGTAAAATTACCAAATTGATTAGCTGTATATTTTTTATATTGACCTAATAAATCTACAACATCATCTAAAGGCATGTTGTCAAAATCATTTATTATTTGATTATTAGTATAGCCTTTACCTTTGTTAGGTCCAGTTTTTATTGTCCATTTTTTAGCAGCAAATCTAGTAGTATTTACAACATTTAAATCAGCACCTCCAGCCATAATACGTAACAATCCTCTTAAATTTCTATCGCCATTTTTTCTTTTTGCCATAGCTGAATAATCAAATTGATCTAATGCTTTATTTAATGTTCTTTTATTTTTTAATATTTCAAACCCTTGTTTTAAAGTAGCCTGTCCACCACGTTTCCAAAAATGTCTTACACCAGGAAATAATCCTGCTTGAACAGTATTTATTCCCATTTGATAACCAAAATCACCCAATGTCATGTTATCATTATAAAACATTTTACCTATACTAGATGTTAAAGCAGTGTGTGCAGTAAATACAGCAACATCTTGAGCTGCCATACCCATGTATTGAGAAGCAAATTTACCTACAAAAGGGAACTTTTGTCTTATTCCAGCAGATACCCAGTCTTCAAAATTATTTATGTGTAATCCTGGCTTTCTAAGTTCTCTAGCAATATTTTCTGATACTTCTCTTGATAAACTTTTACTTAAATTTTTACCAGTTTGTTTTTTAAAAGAAGCTCTTAGTGCTCCATCCATATTTTGAACAAGCATTTTCTGAGCTTGCTCCATCTGCTTATCACTAATACCAAATCTATCTATAGTTTTTAATACAGTTTCATTTTTAAATAAGCTTTTTTGTATTTCATTATCAAGAAACTTTTTATCAGTATTATTCTTTACATGTTTAGTTATGTTTTTATTTGCTTGTACTTTTTTAATTAAATTTTGTGTACTTTTAGTAGCCAATCTACCAGTTAATTTATTTAATCCTTTACCTAGTACTGCAAAAGGTCCTTTGCCAGGAGTAACATAAGATAATGCACTACCAAACCCTCTACCCATACGTTGGGCTTGGTTCATTTTATTAAAGTCTCTTTCACCAAATCTTGCAGCACCAAATGTATAACCTTCTATACCACCACCAAGAGCTGAAGTTAAAAAATCTGAAATAGTACCAGTTTTATAATAATCTTGACTTCTCTCATTATAGCCTTGAGTAGCTATATCTTGTAGTTCTTTTTCATAAATCTTTAAATTAGAATCTTCAGGATTAATATTTTCTAAATATAGATTTTTATAATCTTCGTAATTAAGGTTATTAGCCATTATTCCCCTTTAACTATATTAACTTGTAAGTCTAATAGTTTTTTAGTATTTTGTATTATATCTAATGATTCTCTAGCTTTATCCATGTCCTGTATATATTCAGGTAACATATCTTTTACAAGTATCATTTTATCTTCTTCTACCAAACCTTCTTGAACTTGTTTATCAATTGATTTTATTAACTTTGATAATTGAGTTTTACTAGGTATATAATTATTATAATTATTTAATTCTTGTGTTTTAACATTTAATTCTGATAAAGCTTCTATTCCTGGTTGATAAATATCATCTGGAGATATAACATCACCATAAGATAACCCTATTCTTTTAGCCATAGCTACTGGAGTTTTTTTAGATTTTTTATAAACAACCCTTTCTTTTTTGTCAGAAATATAAGCAGCATATCCAGGGTCAGATATAACTTTTAAAGGGTTTTTAAGTACATTTGACGCATCAAAATAATCTTCTAGTATATCATCTCTTAATGTACCTACATATTTTTTACCAAACTTACCTTTTATTTCTAAGTTATCAAAAATAGTATCTAATTTAGCATCTGCATTTAAAAGTATTCCACCATCTCCTACTAAATCTTTATGTTTTTTATCTAGGTATTCCATAAGACTATAAGATCTTTCTGTTGCATCTTCTATTGGTGGCATTTTGCCTACAGTTTTATAATAATCAATTATATCAGAATAATCAAATTTACCAAATCCATATTTTTCTGATCCTTGATCAATCATATTATCAATAAATGCAGCAGCTTCGTTTCCAGTTAAATCTTTAAATAGTCCCATTTGATTAGAAGTATCAACATTATAAGACCTTTTTAACATATTTTGAATTACAGAGCCAAAAAATTTAGAATCACTAGAAGTTACATAATCATCACCTATTTCTTGCAAATCAATTACCATTGGCATTAAATAAGAAAAACTTTTATAAAAAGTTTCCATTTGTTTAGTAGATGAAGGATCATCATAATATGTGTAAAATTTCTTTAATGTTTCCATTATTCTTCTATGTCTGGGAAAAGGTCTTCAAAATCAACAGTAGTAGTAGCACTGCTAGTATTATTACTTAAATTATCTCTTACTGCAAAAGAATTTATTTTTTCGCTCTTTAAATTATCTAGGTTAATTAAACCTTGATTTAATGTATCTATTTGTTTAAACTTTCCAAAAGATCCTACATTCATTTTTTCAAATATAAATTCCCAAGCTTCAGCAACGTCTTCATTATTCTTTTTCCAATTTGACATATAAAATTTATATTCATCATAATTTGTAGCAGGTCCTACATTTTCTTTAAATGCTAATTGAAAATCTTCTTCACTAATACCAAATTGTTCTTCAACATCTGTACCTTGCTCTTTTAGCATGCCATAGTATTCTTCTAACGAAGCTTCTAAAGATTCTGTTATATATATATTTTTATCTTTACTATCTTCATAAAATGCTAAAGAATATGCTTGTGAATATAAATCATCTCTATCTAACTGAACTTTAGCTATACCTTCATCTATTTTTGACACGCTATCATACATTTGACCAAAGAAAGCTTTATTCAAAGATTCTAACTTATCTTCTTCTTTTAATTGAGCAGCTACACCTTTAAACAATTCTTCTGTATCTGCAAATCCCTGTTCCTCTATTTCTGTTTTTAATTTAGATACAGGGCCTTCATCTTCTACAAATAAAGCATCTATATCTTTACTTGTAATTTTATAATCTTTATCTACATCCATAAGATTATCTTCTAATGTATTTTTAACTCTACCTATATATGAAATACCTCTAATAAGATTTTCTCTATCATTATCTAATTGATTATTTTGATCTTGTAATCTATTTATTTCTTCATTTAAAGATGATAAACTTAACGTACTAAGCTGACTGCTTAATTCATTACCTCCAGATGTTTTATATTTAGAATTTAGTGCACCAAAAGCTACTTGAGAATCAACATTTCTTTGAGCAGCATCAAAAAGGTTTTCTTTTTTAGAATTAATAGATCTTTTAAGAGCAGCTATTTCATTTACTTTAAAATTTAACTCAACATTTCTATCTCTTTCTTCTTGCTCTACTTTACGTAATCTAGTATTAATACGTTCTCTTTGAGCTTGTAAAGCCATATTACTAAGTAATGAGCTTAATTCTTTTTCTATTTCTTTATATGCCATTAACCAGCTCCCATTTCTGTTTCTATTTCTGCTTCTTGTCCAGTTAAAGCTGCTTCTGTAGCTGCATAAAAATCTTCTACTGCTGTAATATCTGCTTCAGCATATTTTTTTAATTGAGCTCCAATACTTTGCCAATTAGCTCTTCTAGCATCTCTTAGTTTTTCTATACCTGTGTTATAGTCTGATTCTAAATTTTGTAAAGATTCTTCAAATCCACCAGCTGCAACAAGTCCAGTAGTTCCAAATTGAGATGCTAAACTTTGTTTTGCCTTAGACATAGTTTCGCCATAATCAGTTATATCTTGTCCAGATTTTTCAAAAGCAGCTCCTAATCCTTCTATAGTACCTTTTCTTGATTCAATACCTTCTATACTAGTACGAATATTTTTAAATGGATTTGCCTCACCAGTTGCTCTTCTTGATAAAAAAGTATAAGCTGATTCTAATTTATTATCTCCTTTAAAAAATCTATTATAAGCAAATACCATATCTTGACCTAAGTTACCTGTAGATTGATATTCTACACCCATATCTCTATAAAATTTTTCTAATTTTTCTTGATCACTTAAATCTTCACCATAATAATCTCTTAAATCAGTTTTAAAATCTGTAAAGTTTTTAGGTATACCTGTACCTTTACCAACACCAAACAATCCTTTGTCTTTGCCGATTACATCCGATTCTATTAAAGGATTAAGATAATCTTCCATAAATGATGGATTTTCAAATAATTCTGCTAAAGTAGGAGGATCTTCTCCGAAAGTAAAAAATGCAAGCCTAGGATTGTCTTCATATGATTCAATTAAACTTTTTTGATTTTCAGCAATCTCTTCTATAGAAGTTCCATATTTATATTCTTCTCCTTGAAAATATTTAGCGTAATCTGTCATTATAATCCTATCTTTCCTGGAGGAGCTAATCTAGTAGGTTTAAATCCTGTATTAATTGTAGGAGCATAATATTGTAAGAAAGATTCTGTTTGAACAGGAGCTACAGCTTCAAAACCAATTTTTTCTCCAATATTAGCTAACATACTTCCAGATTCAGCAGCTTCAAATAAGTTTCCAATATCTGATATACCACCTGCCATAGTACCTACTTGTAAACCTCTTGTAAGTCCTTTTAATAATGCAGATGTTTTAGCATCTTCAGCAACATCTCCATAAGTTTCATCAACACTTTCATAAAACTCTGATGCACCAGGCCCAGTTAAATAACCTACACCTTCTGTTATATCTTCTATATCTTCTATTTCATCTCTAGTTGCCAATCTTTCACCGACCATAGATCCAACTCCTGCAGCTGCTCCAGAAGCAATAGGTGATGCAGCTAAAGCTTTTATAGCAGCCCCTGCTCCTAAACCTCCAAAAGCCATTGTAAGTCCTAAACCTAAAAGAAGTCCACCTGCACTACCTAATAGACTACCTTTAGATTGCTGTTCTTCTAAATCTTCTTGTGCTTTTTTTAATTCTGATTGTTTTCTGACCTGTTCTTTTCTAGCACGTAAACTTCTTAAGTTACGTTGCAGTTGTCTTGATTCTTGGCCTCTTATGTATGTTGCCATTTTCAGCTCCTAATTTTTAGGTTAAATATAATATTGCTTGACTATTAAATGCAAGACTATATATTTAATAGTTTAGCGAAAGTTATTTATTAAAGTCAATACTTATTATTTATCTAATACAATCCATTCTGATCCTGTGCAATATAATGTTACTCCACCCTTTTGTATTATCGCAATATCAGTTGCAGCACTTGTAAATATCTTTTGTGTTCCTGTGGATTCATTATGTTCTAAAAATACTCTTCCAAATCCTGAGTCTACTTTTAAGACATGTATAACTTGTCCTTGTACACCACCACTAAATCCCCCAATAGAAATATTACCACTTGGTGTACATTCTACTACTGTTGCTCCTGATACGTCTACAGCATCTGAAGAAGCTGTTACTGCAACGTGTTTATATGATACAGTACCTTCTACGTCAAGTGTAGTAGTAGGAGTAGACAAACCAATACCTACTCTTTTATTACCTGAATCTATTTTAAATAAATCATTTTCTTCATCATCATAGTATACTAAATCTGCATCTACTTCACCTAAATTAAATTGATAAGAATCACCTGTTTCTACATTAAAAGTCATACCACTTGTATTAAACATTATATTAACATTACTTGCAGTATCTGCTTTTATTTTATCTAATGCTATTTCGCCTACATTATTAATGTTATTTTCTTCCATATCAAGAGTGCCTGATATATCAACATCTGCATTTATATCTACTGTTGTAGTATTTATTTCTATTTCATTAGCACCATTTTCAGTAGCAGAAATAAGCATTCTGTCCATATCGGAATCCATACCAAGATATGCAACCCTATCATTGTTATTTTTTCGCCATTCCATATAACCCCAAGCATCATCAGTCATTTTAAATGTTGCTATTGCATCTGAAGTTGTAGTTATATTTAATTTGCTAGTTGCTTCTAAGTAAGTACCGCTAACTGTTGTAGATGTCAACTTTCCATTTGTAGAATCATATGTTAAATTACTAATATCTGTATGTAAATCTCTATCTCCTGTATTAGCAGTTGAAAATACAGGGAAACAAGTTGAGTCACTACCTTGGTCTGTTAATGTTACTTGAGTTGCTATATCAGCAGTACCTATTGTTCTTGATGCTATAGGAAAGTTACCTGTTAATGTTTCATCAATAGTTGGTAAACTTGTTTCAAAAGTTATTGTCCAATCACCTTTATAATCATCTATGTCTGAAGCATAACCTACTTGAACATTTCTAACTGTTACCTGCATATAATTC